TCCGGTTACTGCTAGGCCGGTGGAGGAGACTTCAGAAATTTTGACATTGTTTATCTTTTGTTGAACTGTTCCGCCAGTAGGTGCACTTAGATACAAATTTGCATCTGCTCCAGCATTTATACCTAAAACACCAGCAGCCGTAAACACACCATTAAAGGAGAGTTGCCCGTATGCATTCGAGTCGGAAACAGCGCCAATAGTTATGGGGTTTGTCAGTGATGTCTTGGACACAGTTAGCGTCTGCGCTCCGGCAGCGCCGCCAACCCCAACTGTTCCAGAAGATGTTGCTAAAGAAGTGCCACCACTCGCACTCAGCGTAGTAAACGCACCCGTAGTAGCCGTTGTAGCTCCGACAGTGCCGTTAATATTGATACTCGCTGTGCCGGTCAGGTTTGTCACCGTGCCGCTTGCGGGTGTACCCAAGACCGGCGCAGTCATCGTTGGTGAAGTTAAAGTCTTATTCGTGAGCGTATCTGTTGTTGCCTTGCCCACCAAAGTGTCAGTGGCAGCGGGGAGCGTAACAGTAGTTGTGCCAGCTACCGCAGAGGCTTGCAGTGTGGTTGTGCCGCTTGTCGATCCAGATAAATCAATCGCATTGGGCTTGAGAGTGACTGTCGTTGCCATAATGAATCCTTAAGGTGTGCCGTTTGCAGCGATGTTGGCCGCAGATGTGATAAGGCCGGTGCTGCTCATTGATGCAATTGTAGTCGCACCATACTTAAATATCAACTTACCAGCAGACTCTTCAATTGTAAAATTTGCACTTAAAAACTTAGGTACTGATGCCGCCGTGCCAGTGGTGTTCTGGTTCAAGGTCGGGAATGTGCAGTTGGTCAAAGTCCCTGATGCCGGTGTCCCCAAGTTTGGAGTGACCAAACTGGGGCTAGTGTCCACGACAAATTTGGTTCCTGTGCCAGTTTGCGAGGCTATAGAGGTTGCATTGCCAACTGAAGTTATAACCCCCGTTAGGTTAGCATTTGTCGTGACTGTAGCTGCATTTCCAGTTGTGTTTTGGTTGAATGTCGGAAACGATGTCAAACTGGCTGCTGACCCCGTGGGGGCCAAAACATCCGTCCCAATTACCAAGCCAAGGTTTGTTCTAGCGTCTGCTGCCGTTGACGCTGCCGTGCCGCCGTCAGCTAAAGCCAAATCTGTGATGCCCGTAATTGAGCCACCCGTAATCGCTACGCTCGATGCGGCTTGGGTCGCCATAGTCCCAAGTCCACCAACATCTACGGTCGTCAAAACAATAGCCCCAGTTCTGCCGGCAACACTCACAACCAAGTTGGTCTGGTCGATCTTTTGCCAAACAGTCCCGTTATAGATGGCCCAGTCCCCCGCCACCCAATCGGTAATTCCGTTTAGATTTGTTGAGCCTGCGACACTGACGACATAATAGAAGTTAACTGTGCCAACACTGGACGCAAGAGCTGGTGAATTGGTCGATGCGTTCCAAGTCCCCTGGTATTGCAGACCCCCAGTGATTGCGCTGATTTGAGTCTGAAGACTTGCCAAAGTGTCCAGCACATACTGGCTTGTGCCGCCGCCATTGGTGATGACCTTGATTTTCTCGGCTACATCTGGAGGAACCACCTCCCCGCAATCAATCTCATTTCCATTGCTCAAAGTGATGACCAAACCACCATCAAAATCAATCCGAGCATTTGATACACTGATGCCGTTCAAGCCGTCTTTGCCATCCCGACCATTGATGCCTGCTGCGCCTGATGTGCCGTCAAACCCACGGTCCCCTTTTGAGCCAGGCTTGCCGTCCTTGCCGTCCTTGCCGTCACGCCCATCCCTGACAGAATTGGCTTTTTGCTGCACTTGCACATTAAGGTCGTCAAACCGAGACTCAATGTCAGACTTGATCTTCTTTAGCCCTTGAATGACCAAATCTGCGCTTTTCCCAATGGTTTCTACCTTGGCCTTGGCAAGTTTCTGGGCAGCAGACTTCTGCAAAGCATCGACAAGGGCCATCTGCTCATCAGCAGATATGCCCTCAATCCCCAGCTTTCGCTCCAAGTCCAGAATGTCCATTATGTCAATTCCTTGGATAACCTATCCAAAAATGCGTTTTCCATGTTGCCGTGCTTGTTTGCCATCTGCAACTCGACAATCTTCGATTTGTTCTTGATGTCAGCTTCTTTGAGCATCAGTTCGGCAATTTTAACCCTCTTGTCAAACTCTTTGGCATTTGCATCTTGCTCATTTGGCAGATTTTTGGTCGTTGCCGACATCATTTTTGCCTGTGTTTCTTGCGGCAATAGCTGCGTTTCCATCGCTATTTTTTGCGCTTCGGCCCTGTTTTGCTCGGCCTGAGTTGTGTTTAGCGCAATCGTGGCCTGCGCCGCCTGCATCTGCAATTGCTCGGCAATTTGCTGCTTTTGCTGTGCATTCGGGTCGGGCTGGCTCATCTTGTCCAACTGGGCAATGAGTTCAAACCTGTTGCTCAAGCTGGAATTGGTCAAAATTCCCTTTAATATCAGCGGTAGCACAGGCGTGTTTGGACCAAGCGTCTGAAGCAAAGCAATAAACTGCTGCTGCTCGTACTCTCTAGCAATAATCCCAAGCGTTGCCGTGGGAATGAACTTCATGTCCACACTTGGATAGCGCTCTGGGTCAAACTGCATATACCGAAACGCAGCTTTTTCAATGAACGGGATCAAAAAATCCTCTTGGAAGTTCACCAGCGTGCGTTTGTACTTCTTGATGATCGAGGCAACTGCCATTGACATCCCGCCTTGGCTCATGTCTCTTGCGCCGTTGCCTACCATGCCCTGCGAGTCCAGAGTCCCCGTGGCCTGGAGCAGCATACGCTCGAACTCCTTGGCAGTCTGCAAGTTCGTGCCGTCTGTATTACCAAACTTAAACGGCATCAAAATCTCAGATGGCGATCCATTGGTCAATATCGCCTTACCAGGCTTGACTTCAAACTTTGCACCCCGTGGTAATCTCGTTGCATCCATCGCAATCATTGGCGATGTCGTCAGCGCCAGCGAGTCCAAGTGGCTGCGGGTCTGTGCGTCAATGGCTTTTTGCATATTGAACGCTTTTTCCACTGTTCCACGGCCCAGCAGCCGGTTGGGAACCGTGTCGTCCTGATACGCCAGCACAGGCCGGTCTTTCATCATGTACGGCGACTCTTCAGCTTTTAAGAGTTGATTGTCATTGGCAATCACCACAATCGCCTCAACCATGTCCTTGTAGTCATCAGATGATGAACTGTCAGGGAACAAATCCTCGATGTCTTCGTTCTCTTTGAGCTTTGTCAGGTACTCCCGTGGGACTAGGCCGTAGTAAGTCAGCAGCAGCACCTTCTCGTCTTGATACTGACTGATCTCCTGCGTTGGCTCAAGGTCTGTGTCCTCGTAGGTCGGCGTGATGTCCACATTCCTATAAATTCCACGCTGAATCCCCTGTGCAATCTTGTGAATCGAGACATACTTCTCAATCGCCACGCCCATGCAGTCATCTACCGAGGTTCCATTGGGGTCAAACAAGAAGTTCTTGGGGTTGACCGGCATGATCTTGACCGAAATGCGGGGCTTTTCCGTCACACCAATGGCCGCTTGCCCAACTTGACCAGGTATCGGCTGGGTCGATGGTGTGTAAACTGTCTCGGTCTTGACCACAATCTCGCCAATTCCCGTGCCGTAGATTTCGGCCATCAATTCGATCTGGTCAATGGCTTTTCTGATCTTGTCCTGCTTAAAATCCTCCATCAACTGCGCTTTGAGTTTGGCCACATCCAAAGGACTGCCGTTCACATCGTTGATGTCGTCTTGAATGTCAAAGAACTCGCCTTGGCCAAAGATCGCCTCCATCACCTCGGCGTGTCGAGTCTCCACCGCCTGCTGCGTTGCAGGCGTGACGATTCTTGATCTCTCAGACTCCCGTGTCTTGTCCTCGCTTGACCACTCACCACGGAAAATGCGCTCGTACTCCAGCCACAGCGACAAGTAATTTGTGTTGCGGTAGTCTCTCCAGCGATCACAGTGGTCCACCACAAAAGCAGTCAACTCTCTGTCCTGCTCGTCTGGTTCTTGAAATTCGTTTGTATCAGCCATTTTCAGACCTCATAGTGGTTGTTCTTACGCATATTCTCAATTGCGGGAATAATTTGCAAGTTGGTTGGCACATGAAGCCCACAAACAGTTTTACCCTGCAATGGAATTATATGGTCAACGTGCCAATGTTTGCCACTTTCTCTTGACCTCATGGTTGCCACCTGATAGTAGCATTTTATTTTTAATTTATCAAATTCAGTCAACCAAGCAGGGGTGCGATTCAATTTTGCAGAACGTCTTTTTGCACAGTTTTCCAAAACCGATCCAAGATTATTTTTTCTCCATAACCGCTTTACCTCTCTGCGCTCTACAAGAGTGGCTGCTTTGCGATTGGCAATACGTTCTTTATTCTTTTGTTCGTATTGTTTTCCATAAGCGGCTAATTTGTCTTTATTTTTTAATATGTAGTCTCTACAGGTTGCCTGTCTACCTTTGGGATTCTCTTTTCTTTTTGCATTGTATTCTGCCCTTGTCATAAAGCCTTTTCGCTCACGCAATCTAGCGTGTTCTGCTTTTCTTGAATCGGGGTTTGCCAATCTATTGGCTTTGTTCTTTTCGTAATGACAGTCTTTGCATAAATTCAAATGCCCATCAGCCATCTGTTTATGCTTATGAAACAAAGATAATGCCTTAATCTGAGCACAGCCTTTGCAAGTTTTTGTCAAATCAAGTGTCATTTTATTTAGTTTAACAACCCGAAATTATGTCAAGAGGCTCCCATTCCTCGGAGTCGTCCTCTTCCATATAAGAAGTCACCGCCAACTGGTCTATATAAGACAGTGCATCGGGCAAGTCATCATGCACGCCTTGCGCTGGAAACATCAACAACTGATCGACAAACTCGCCCCAGTCCTCATCACTATTCAAAACAATCCTACCATGCTCAAAGCGGCCCTGCAAGGCCCATATTATACGGTCAGCTTTTTTCCGGTTCCCATGCGTCAAATCCGCAATGTGTGCGTGAATGTTGCTCTTTCTCATCAGGTCGCTTAAGTACGGCAGCACCGCATTCTTAAGCGCCCCCCTCTCAATCCCAATACTTAACGGCCTGTACTGCCGTATCGCCATCAAGATGTTTACCGCAGTCGTCCTGATATCCCACCTCCCATGCGTGATCTTCTGCACAAACCACTTCCCATCATCGGTGACCTTCACCACACAAATCGCACTCTCATCCAACCTCTTCTTCGCATTTCCCGCCTGCTTTGCCACCTCCTCAAACCCCGCCAAATCAACCGCTATAAAATAACTACCCACATCTTTAGGCACTTGCCCATACTTAACCCACTCCTCCCGAAATACGTCCGACCCCGCATTACTGAAACTCGCCATGTATTCCTGCTTGAACGCAAAACTCGATAACGTCCTCTTCGCACTCTCAATCTCATCCGGATCAATCAGCGGGTTGTCCTTGGTCGTGAAATGCCACGACTTCCAGTCCGGGTCCGTCCCATCTTCCCCCAACTTGAAAATGTCGTAAAACCAGTTCCTGCCCTTGGGACTAGAAATAAACAACGCCCTGCCCTTCTTGTCCGACAAACTTGCCCTTATCACTTGCTCCCACGCCTCTGGCTTAATATCAGCTACCTCGTCCAACACCGCATAGGTCAGCGATACCCCCCGCAAGGTATCGGGCCTGTCCGCCCCACGCACATAAATTCTCGCCCCGTTGATAAGCGTAATGTCCAAGTTGTTTACATGACTGCCCTGTATCACCTCTCTTCCGAGGTCTAACAACAAATCCCAAATGATCTGCCTTGACTGACCCATCGTGGGCGAGACATACAACACCGCCGACCCCTGGGGACACCGCAGCCCCTCAATCAACAACGTGATCGCCGCAATCCTGCTCTTGCCACAGCGCCTTCCCGCCGCCACAACCTTGAACCTCGTCTTATCCGCATACACCTCTTGCTGCCACGGTAAAAGTGAAAAATTTAAATCAGACATCTGTTACATCCTCCAGGACTTGCGGCTCCTGACCAATCCCCGTGATGTTGATCGTGATCGCTGACCTTTGCCCCTTGTCCTGGTCAAACAAACTCACCGGCAACGTGCGGTCCAAACACATCTTCAGCGCCGCCATCTGCCCAGGATGCTCATCATTGAGCGCAATCTCAATCACCTTCTGCGCCACATCCTTGCCGCCCGAGCGAATCATCAACTCCTTTAACTCCTTGAGCCTCATCGAGTCCGTCTTCGGCAGCGTTGCCGGTGGGTTGTTTGCGTACCTCTGAATCGTCATCTTCAGGGGACGACCTCTTTTTTTCGTTTCCACTTTTGCCCTTTCGGAAGTTGTTGTCCCATTTTAGCTTTTTTCTGTGGAGGGGATGTACCATCGAAATCTCTGCGTCAGCGCCGACACCCCCCCCCATCACGAAAAACAGAAAAAACGTACAAAATTAGGGTTTTCCCCTACGGCTACTTAATACAGTGTCCATTATGTTAACCGAACACAAAGTTATCCACAGAAAAAGTAATACCAAAATGCTACTAAAAAAGTTATCCACAAGAATCTGTGAATAACTATGCACCGAATTCTGTGGATAACTTTTTGAACTGATGCGCCGATCTGGTTTGGCAGGACCATCTGCATAAGGGTCAGATGGTCCTTTCTCCATACACTTATGTACGGAGACACCATACACTTATGTACGGAGACACCAATACACTTATGTATTGATACATAGCTTTATCCTATCAACAATTACAAACCGATAGCAACTTACAACACTGACAAGGTTATGCATTTTTTGCATAACCTTAGTTATTCGTAAATATTGTGTGTTGATACGTTGCAAAAATACTCACCAAACGCACTACGATTGTCTTGGTTGCGTTATTTATGCTCATGCTTATGTAGCCCTAAGAATTCGTTTAAATCCATCTGCGGCCTGTATCCAGCGTTCCATAAAGTTTGGTATGCATCGATGATGTTGTGGAATCCTCTGGTAATGTTTCCTTCGCCAGCGCATACCATGACAACTTTGTCTGGTAAGGTCAATTTTCTATAAAAGAATTTAGAGTTTATGCTTGGTGGTCTTCCATTAGGTTTACCATTTGGTTTATTAGCCATTCAAATAATCCTCAATTAGTTTAATCCCTTCAGTTGTTGATCTTGCGATGAGGCACAGATAACCTTTGGAATTAAGTTGTTTAGATAATGCGGTTTGTTTGATACTCATTATGCCTATATTAGTTTTCATTTCAATAAACAATCCATAAAATCCTTTGGTTGGCTGCAAGACCATAAGGTCAGGCATTCCAGCTAGGACTCCTTCATGGGCCAAGCGCAGGCGTTCAGTTGCCGATCTGTTGCCGCCGTTGGGTATTGCGGCCACGATGATGTCTGGATGGAATGCCCTGATGTACTGCACCAGTTTGACTTGTTCTGAGTGTTCGATGTTTTTGCGTTTCAAGTGATCCACCAGTCTGCATTTTCTGTTGCTGATGGTTTAGCCTGGAACATTGTGCATCGGTGTTTAATGTTGACAGTGAATGTGGCCAGGCTGGTCTGACTGCACTGCTGCTCATCCCAGCTTACTGTTGCCCAGTTGTCCTTGATCTTGACCTCTTCAAACATCCAGTGTGATGCTGGGTGGTTGTTCTTTCGCAGTTTTTCAAACTGATCTGTGGTCATGCTCATACGCTGTCGTTGTTTTACCGGTTTACAGCAATTTTGGCACAAAACCCTATCATCTTCGACCCATTCCTCATATTGTGGATAACCTGTGGATAACTGCTGAACTTGTTTGACCATCAAAACTCTCCAAAAAGAGTGATTTCTAATCCGGTAAGACCAAAGGAATTTACCGGATTACCGGATTAGAATCACAAACCACCAAAACAGGGTGACTGGCTTGTGGATAAAGGGTGCTAGCGCCCCCCTTTATCACAACAATCCTGCCATTGTCTATTCCGGTTAACCGTATTACAACCGGAATAGAACCGGATTACCGGATTAGAATAATTTGACCCATCCCAGACCCTGATTGTCCTTTGCAAAGCGCTGGAATATGGCTGCACCTACTGCCCTTCTTGAGTGGCCTTGGTCTGCTCGTGGCACTGCCTGGTAGACCGTAGACCACTCCAACTGGTGCATCTGATTGAACTCCTTGGGGATGGATGGGCGGCCAGCGCCACGGCGCATGATGACCCCTTCTGGGTGATTGTTGATGATTGACTGGATGTAGCTGCAAACCTCATCACAGGCATCAAGAATCTTTTGCTCTTGCTTTTCGTCTTTTCTGGTGGATGCTGCCTGTTTGCGCTCGTCTTCGGATGACATGGACGGGGTGACGAGCAGAACCATCTGTTCTTGCATTTGGTGGTCCTCGTCCATGACGGCATCTGCAAACACTTCGGATGTGAACTTGATCTCTCTAAAATTGGGCTGGTATCTGGTCTTGACCAGGCGCATATAGCGTGTTTTTGTTTCGTCTTCAAACAAAACTCCGGTTAATGTTGCATCTCCTGTAAATGCTGATGCACCCCGTGCTGTAGCGTCTGAGTCTGATTTTGATATTGTTTTATTAGTGTGCGTGATAATGCACATTGGGGTATCGAGTTGAATATATATCGTCTGCTTTAATGCGGCGATAAATGCGCCAACTTCAGAGTTATCATTCTCATTATCAATATCCATTGTACTGTTTGCAGTATCAAGCACAAGCAGTGGCCTGATGTTGCCTACTGTGTGGGCGATGACGTTGGTGGCAAGTAAGAGCAGGTCTTGGACTGCGCTTCTTCTGGCATCAATGATGACGAACCAGTCATTGATGTCTTGGGCCTTGATACCGTAGTGACGGCAGTACCCTGTCAGTGTCCGTTCAACTTGGTCTGAGTCTTCGGTGACGATAATTGTTTTGCGTTTTCTGGTGGCGGTAAGTTCACAGTTGCTGATGCCTGACATGACTAGGCACAGACTAATGACTGCGGTGGTCTTTCCGATACCAGGTTGACCGGCCAGCACCATGAAGCTGTGCGCCCAAAACCCTTTAATAAGGTAGCGGATGGGTTTGAGCGTGCCGATGGACAGTTGGCGCTCTGGCCACGCTGGTGACTCTATAGCAAAAGGCTCATCAGGTGAGCCAGTGCTAGGCTCATCAGGTGAGCCTTGCTTGATGATGTTGGCAAAGTCTTCAACCGCTGACAGTCTTTGGCTTTGCTTGGTCTGGGGTGTCCAGCCATTATCTTTAGCGTACTTGAACAAGGTTCCGATGCCAACGCCCTTGCCTTGGTGGAAAGATTTCCAGTGCGCTTCGATGTCAGCATCGCCTTTGAACTTGCTGCCTGCTGCTGACCAGTTGGCCCAGGCGCTGCGGCCTTGGTCCCCAAAGGCTGTGTGCAGCGCTTGGCCAAGCTCGATCCATTGGTCGTAGTCGCAATCTGGACTGATGTGGTGAAGAGCCTCCAAAGCCCTCTGGAAATCATCAGATGGGCTTGTAGCAAGGTATTGCGTCATGGGTGGTGGGGTAGCAGCCGTTGGTGGTGTCGGTGCGTTCACAGCGTGCTGAGCTGTGATTCCCCAGTCGGTCAGTAGCTGGTACAGATCGACAGGCTCACCCAATGAGCCTACCAAGGCGTTGCCGCTAAGTAGCACCGACTTGCCTGCACTGTTTGGCAGGCCAAAGACCTCAACCTCTTGACCGTTTCCCAGTTTGTATTTCGGCAGGATTTGGTCAATGGTTGGCAGGGCGTTGGCCCAGACAAATATATGTCTGCCTTTGCCCGATACTGACACCTCGGTCAGCATCCCCTTGGACTTGACATCCTTGGCCATTGCTTTGATGGACTGATGTGTGGGTCCATCGGACCTCTTCATGTCCACATCTAGGCAGACAAGATAGCTGCCGTTTTGGAGGATGGGGGCTTGCTGGACAAGGCCAATGTGCTGGCCCTGACCGTGGGGGATGGCCTCCATAGCCCAGATGTCATCTGCGTTGTACAGATCATCGGCTGGCGTGTCTCTGGCTACGCCTTGGCCTGTGCGCTTATAGGGAATCTTCTGGCTTGAAAATGTGCAAAATAGGGCGTTTGGCGCTGCTTTAATGAGTTGCAGTGCGATAGCTTGCGACTGCGTGAACGCTTCGTTTTGAGTTAAAATTGACACTGAAATTCCTTCATGGGGGTTTCTTGTAGTTGCTTTAAAGACCTGATGCTCAATACATCAGGTCTTTTTTTTGCATGGGATGTGAATTCTATTCCTTGGCCTTTTCTTTGACTAGGCTTGGCGCTGACTGTTTCTCACCGATCAGGTCTTCGGACAGATCAAGGCCCAGCTTGATGACTGCTGCCGGTGACTTTAACTCCCATGCTGTTGCGTAGTGCTTTAAGGCTTCGGCCACCAGTTTCTCGTCCTTCCAGAACTTCATCTTGCGGCCTGCTTTCATGGCCCAGCCGGTGATCGTGCTGCCTTTGGTGATCTGATCCTTGGCAGCAGACTGCACGGCCTCGGACCAAGTGGCGGCAAGTGTTGCAAGGTCCAGCATCTCTGGGGTGACTTGGGTGTCGGGCTTAAAGTCTGTGCGTGCATTGTCCTGGACCTTGGCCCTGATGGATGGGCAGATGGTCTTGGCGTTGCAGTACCGGCAGGCATCCACCGATGCGTTGGTGGGCGCATCGGGTGACAGGGCAAGTTCGGCTGCGGCCTTGAGTTGCACGCCATGCTCGATCAAGCGCTCACCCGTCACTGTCCATTTGCTGTGGCCAGCACGGGGCTGAAAGATGTGCATGGTGCAAGTGATCGTGCTAGGGGCGTTGAATTGGCGCATAGCGCCAAGTGCGTAGGTCAGGAGTTGCCGGTTCTCTATGGCATCGACTAAAACCCTGCCGGTCTTTAGATCAACGATGTGAAGGTGATCTTTGTCCACCAGAACAGCGTCTGCCGTGCCGCCAAGAGCAGGGTGAAGGGTAGACAGGCCAGCATCCACATTGACCTCTATGAGGCGTTTTCGGGGATGCTCGACAAGGGTGTCGATGAACTTCTTGTAGTCCTTGGCCATCGCTAGATGTTCGGGGTTGACATCCAGCGGGATAAGTTGGTTTGTCAGCAGTTGCTCAGACAGTTCGTGAATGGCCGTGCCAGTGGCTGCGGCCTCGCCTGCTGGCTCGTAAGGCATGAGAGATTCAAGCCGGTATGAGCCTGGGCAAGACATAAAGCGGTCTGTGCGGGATGCTGAAAGGCGTGCGTGTTTACGTTCAGTGTGTTGCATGGTTTTCTCCTGGTTAAATGATTTGATTGACGACATCTAGCTTTTTTAAGACCTTGGCCAGGACTGTGTGGTCAAGGGATGCCCTGATGGTCAGGATGTAGATGACGGGGGGAATGCCTGATTTGTTGATGTTCTCGACCCTGCTACTGGCTTGCTCTAGTGCTGATGTGGACCAAGTACATTCGACAAAGACGATTGTGTCAGCGGCAGACAAATCAATGCCTTCGGACATGGCCCCGATGTTGCCGATGATGCACTTAGTTTCACCACTTTGGAAGTCTTTGAGGGCTTTGTCCCTGTTGGCCCGTGATGTATCGCCCACAATTACCACGGGCTTGTGCAGCCGCAGGGCTTCTCCAAGACGGGCCACCACTTCTTTGTGGTGGGCAAAGACCACAACCGGTTCACCAGCCTGCAAGAGGTCATCGATGAAATCAGCAGCGTATGCAACTTTGCGGATGCCGGCCTCTTGCATGATCTCTGCCAGACCCTCAAACGCAAGCAAAGCGTTGGGGCTTGCGAACAGGGCATCAGCGTCAAATGCTTGCTCCCGTTTGTCGGTCGGTAGGTCAAACGTGATGAGTGAAACTTGCGGGTCACGATAATCTTTAAAGACATCTTCTTTTTTGCGTTTAAGAACATGGGGCCGCATCAGGTCTTTCAGTTCGGGGATGTTGGATGCGCCACTGGTGTCCAGCCCCCACGGGGCCGACCACATCTTTGCGTAACGGGCTGCAAAGTCAAACCATCCGCCTCTGTAAATCCGTAGGCCGTGCAAGATGGGCCAAAGTTCAATGGGTCTGTTTGGGATGGGTGTGCCACTGAGGGCATAAACATGGTCCACTTTCTTCATGGCAATCATTGCAGCCTTGGTTCTTTGGGCTTTGGGGTTCTTTATTCTGTGGCACTCGTCCAAGACTAGCGTGCTATATCTGTTCACATTCGTCACTCCATACTGCAAAACATCGTAGTTGATGATGGTAATTTGGGCTGTTTGTGGCTCTGCTGCTTGGCGCTTCCCGTTGATGACTTCTACTGTGACATCGGGGGCCAAAGCGTTAAATGCTGCCTCCCAGACGGTCTTGGCAATTGCGGGGCAGACGATGAGGGCTGGAAGGTGTTCAAGCGCTGCGGCTGCTGTGGGTAGCGTCTTGCCCAGTCTAGGCTGGTCTGCAAGGATGGCTCTACGCTTGGAAAGCAAGAATTCTTTGGCCTCTTGCTGATGCGGGAAAAGTTTCATTCGTTTACTCCGTTTTAATGAGCGCTCAGTGTAGCCGAGATTTGTGCTAAAGTGCAATTCTGCATTTCGCAGAAAAGTGAAAACCTAAACCCAAGGAAACTTAAAATGTCTACAAGAGTCGTAACCGGTAAAGTTCGTTTTTCTTATTTCAGCGCCTTGAGCGCACGCAAGAATGAGATGAATGGCAAAGAGGAATTCAGCACGCAAGTGCTTGTTCCAAAGTCAGACACCGAAACCATCAATGCTTTGAAGGCCGCAGCCAAAGCAGCGTTGACCGCTAAGTTCGGTGACAAAATCCCCAAAACTGTTCGCAATCCACTTCGTGATGGCGACACCGAAACCAAGTCCGATGGTGGTCAATTGGGGTCTGAGTACGCAGGGCACTACTTCTTTAACACCAAGTCCACCAATAAGCCTGGTGCGGTTGATGCCCACGGCCATGACATCATTGGTAGTCAAGACATCGTGTCCGGCGACTTTGGCCGTGTCAGCTTAAATGCCTACGCATATGACCAGGCTGGCAACAAAGGGGTTGCGTTTGGGCTGAACAACATCATGCTTGTGAGCAAAGGTGACAGTCTTGGAGGGGCCAAGCCTTCGGCTGCTGCTGACTTTGGCATCACCAAAGGGACTGGTCCAAAGCCTAGCCTTACCGTTGAGTTAGTTGACGGCGACTGGTGATTTTGCAATCAGTCTTTTTAAAGCTAAATCCAGTTGATTGACTGATGTCCACAGCGGCTCCACAGTCCCAGCAGTCCACC